TTTTGTCATTTTTTCCTCTTCTTGGAACGAGTAGGTTTATTAAAAATTTGATGTTCAGTTATTACTCTAAAACCCATTCCTTGTTGCTTACACCATGCTTTTGCTGATTCCCATTTAGCATGATTAACTACAGCTTGTGCTTTATCAACTTGTGTCTTAGCTTCACCTAATGTCTGCTTTGCTGGTTTAATTTCAACCATTTCTGCATGATTTCCGCCTTGTTTATCTTTGTAAACTAAAAGCAAATCAGGAACATATGTTGATGCTTTACCTGTTAGTGGATTTCTATATGGAATTCTGTGTGTTTCGCTGCCCCAACCTAATACGGCTGGATGATTGTCGCACATACGAAATACTGCTAATTCCCATCCACTTCTATAGCGTGGTGCTTTTTTACCTAAGTATTTACCTGGGTTAGAAATCTCATATATGCCACTCATATAGTTAGGCATAAGTTACTGTCCTGAGTTTGAAGATTTTATTTCGAAGCCTTCGTATACAAAAGTTAATCTGTATTGAACTAACTGGCTGTCTGAATAATCTAGAGTATCTGCTGATATATCTGTAATAACTGGATTGTAAATAGTTATTTTGTTTATATCTGTTTTACTACCTTGTCTGATAATATTTAATGTTTTAATGTAGTTACGATGTTCTTGTAATTTAAAACCTTTAGGACCTGACGTATGACTGGGTTCATTTATAGTATTCATTGGTCCTTCATAGTAATAGTTTGAATATTCTTTGAGGAAAGATTCAAGTGCTGCCGGGTCTCTTGTGTCATATGCAACAACAGTAATAGGAGTGTAATCATAATTAGTTTGAACAACTTTTTTACGATTATAGGCATTCATTGTCATTGCAGACGAGGACCAGCCCGGCATTGTAATACTTGCTATTTTATCAAGTGGAACAGTTCCATCTCTTGTAGTGAGACTGGCAGTAAAATTGAACTTACTTCTTGGTACACCTTTAACAATCGAGGCTTTTTGACCCTGATTGTATTTGTCATACGCATAGTTCGTTCTCATTTACTGTCCCTTCTTCACCAAAGCGAAATTAACTTAATTATTTGCTTAAAGTATCAGCTTCTATGTTTGGATCTGTAGCTATAGTATTAGAGGCGTTATCATAACGTATTGTTGCAGTAACTTGCACCATATCAGATGTTCCATAGTTTAAATCACCATATTGAACATTTGACAAATAGCACCCTACTATTTCCCATTGATCTATTATTTTTGGTTTAGCTTGTCCATCTAGTGTTTCAATTAACATTGAAAATTTGTATGGGTTTGCTGGACCGGCTGCACTCGCTGTCGAACCAATTGCTTGGCCGCCTTGTGTGCTGTGATCTAATTGTTCCCTAAGTTGGTTACCAATTTTTTTAATAACGTTAGAATTCATATCGTCACGTAAAACCAATGTAATTGGTTCCCATGTGTGCTTACCTGCAAGGTATGTTTTTGAGTTATAAGAATCTACTATAACTTCTTCGTGTGTTATTGATGGGCGTCCTACACTGATAACGTTTTGCGTTACTTGTGTATTGTTGGTCGAATCGCCTCCCATTCCAGTGAACGAAACACGAAACCTATATTGCAACTTAGGCATTAAAGTTTGGTGATTTGTTCCTACCGGGATTCCAAATTGTGTTGTTACAGCCATATTGTTTTCTCCTTGTAAACTGTATAAGTTTTTCTTCTACTAGAAAAACTTAACGTTTTTCTATATATTGTATTTATCAGATTAGACAAAAAAAATAAAGGCTACTTTTAAAAAGTAGCCCTTATTTGTATCTTATTGTATGATATACAAAATATTAGCTTAATTCGCCAGTATTTACAATTCTAATTGGAATGTAAATAAACTCTGCTGACTTTGAAGGCTCAATTGCCACGTCAATCCAAAATTCGTTTGCATCAATTCTTGCTGGTGTGTTGTTTGATTCATCACATACTACTGCAAAGTCAAAAACACCTCTTGTTTCTAGTATACCACTCATAAATCCATCAAATGTTGATTTAGCATTTCTGCGAGTATCTTCATCGTTTGGTTCAAACAAGAATGGTCTTGCAATAACTGAGAATCTTTCACGTAAGTATGCTGTTAAACGAGCAACGTTAACTCTATCTAATGCACTTGCTGATGGGTGTAAAGTCTTTTGACCAAACACTACAACACCTTCTGCAGGAAATCTTGCAATAGGGTTCATTTTAGCTGCATACATAGTATCTCTGTTTCCTTGTGTAAGTGAAACTGATTTAAATTCATTTTCAGAAGTTAAATATCCAACACTTGCTGCATTTTGAACTTGTCCACGTGTTAAACCTGCTGGTGCAAACCATTGGAAGCTCACGTTATCACTAAATGCATATGTGTATAATGCCATGTGTGATGCTGGAGCAACAACGTTATCACCTGTAGAAGGGTTAGTTGTTAATGCATGTGGGTAGTAAACTGCACTGTAAGTATTTTTAGTTACTAAGCCTGCTTCGCCATTAGCTGAAGCGCCTGCGCCTTGTACCCAAGTTACTGCTTGTGCTGGTGTTAAACGGAAAGGTGCGTCAACGATAACAAAACCTGTTTCATTTCTGTCACTGTTTAGTGCTACCATTTCGTCTGTCATTTCAGGATAACCTGGAGCTGCTATTAAGCTAAATGCTACTGTTTCTGCTCTATGGTCAGCTGCAGATGCACTTGCTTGCATTGCCGCTACAACTACTGCTCTTTGAGCATGTCTACCAAATGAACCTGATCCATCTGCTTGTGCTGGAGCATGGTTACGCCATTTCCAAGCTGTTGCTAATGAACTATCGTACATTCTTACAGTACCACCTGAGTGACACATGTTAATAGCTGTTGTTCCAACTGGGTGTAATAGTGGATTTGCACCAATAATTACTGCTTCGAAGGCACCTGCTGCTGTGTCATTTGGTGTAAGATCACCAAATACAACGCCTGCTGATGTTGTTTGATCTGCATTGTCTTTCTTGACCCATGCACTACCGTTTGAACGATAAATTGCTGGATAGCCTGCTTCATCAGTGTCGATCCAATAGTCGCCTGCTGAACCTACTGCTGGTTCGTCTGTTCCGTATGCTACGTTAGTTACACGCTTCCATTTTTGTGTTCCACTATCGTCTTCAACTTCGTAGATAGCTAATTCGTTAATATCGCCATCGTGCCAAACTGTACCATCTACTGGTGCACCTGATGGCATTGTTGCTGATGCTGTTACGGCAATATTAGCCCAAGAACCTGATGTGTACGCTTTTACTACTAATTTATTAGCAGCAAGTTCTAACCAAATATCACCTTCTTGTAATGTTCTAGCTACTGCAGCCGAACCATTTTGGTTAATGTCGCTTGTAGTTCCATCTGGTTCTACCGCGTCTGCATAATGAGCCGGAGTTGATACAAAAGAACCTGATGCTGTTGTGTATTTTGAAATATCTAATTTAACACCGCTGCCTGGTGAAGTAGTTTTAACCCATAAGTCTCCAACACTTGGTGAACTTGGTTCACTGTAGTGTGGTGCAAATGTGGCACCTGAGGCATCCCATGCGCCAGCGCCTGGTGATGATGCTGCTTTCCAATATTCAATTTCTGTAGAACCTGGTGCTGCGTCAACAGTTACTAGGTATGCGCCTGCAACTGATACTGCTGCTGGTGCTGAACCATCTGTAAGTTCTACTGTTGGTGTTATTGCTACCCAGCCACTTGCTGTGTATTCAAATAATCCCCAATTTGATTTGTTTGGGTTAATCCAATTTGTTCCATTTGCTGCAGGACCAGTTGGTGCTGAGCTTTGTGGACGTAATGATGTTAAATCAACGTCTGCACGTACAATGTACGCAGCTGAACTTTGACCTAAAAATGAATATGCAGCTAGTAAGCCATATTCGTTAGTTTCGTCACCTTGTTGAACTGTGCCACCAACTTTATGAAAATCAACGTTACCGAAGTTTTGTGTTAGTTCTCTTTGTGATGTTACTAAAACTGGTTTTCCAGCTTTAGCTTTGGCAGTTTGTGCTGCCGTTGTTGTTGTACCAGTTGGGTCAACTTTGTCCTGACCTGTAGCAATGAATAACATTGGTACTGTGCCTGTTCCAGTTGGGCCGTATACTGATTCGTCTGTAATTGTTACCTGTACTCCAGGTGAAACAAGATTTGCCATGATTTAGCTCCTTTAGTTAGTACGTAGAATCGTGTCTACTTGTATTTATCGAAGGTGCTATAAAAAGGGGTGGTTACAGAGTTAAGTATATAGTTTATAATAAGTTTTAGTTAACTTATTATATCTATTATTGGAAAGTTTGGTTTGTTATGTTCGTGTAAATGATTTTCGCGGTATGGATCCCAAGCATAGTGTTGGTTGTCATATCCGTGTCCTACTCCCAATGCAAATTTAAATGATGTATGATTAACTGAATCAATTTCCCACTTTAGTAACCAATCCGTCCATAGTTCGTCTGATATTGGTCCACATCTAGCAAATCCAGTTTTTAATCCTAATGTGGTTGCTCTTGCTGCACATAGTCCTGCACTAAAACCTACATGAAAATCTGGCGCCGGCATAATGT